CCATAAATTTGCGGTGAAATTTTTTAGCGAATCACGGGATTCGGGCTCTTGGCACTCATCAATAAATAACGCGGCGTGGCGGGCACGTCCTCTACCGCTCCAATGTTCGGTGGATCGTAAAATTGCTTTCCGTAAAAATCCTTTGCGCTTATGGAAGCCCCGGATCTTTTAAGCGCAGCTGCGCGGGGTCTATAGGATTCGTCGAGAACGGGGTCGACCTTAAGGTCGTTGGAGCCGGGCGTCACGCCCGCGTAATCTGTGACGAATCCATGCAAGCAGTTGTAATCAGCGCTGATGGATGGGTTTGCGCCACTGGAAAAGCCCGTTGCACAGTTGAGGAAGATGTTGTTTTTCACGGTTACGTTTCCGCTCAGCACGGCCGTGCCAACCTTGTCTATTCCCGTATTGCACCGGATAAATGTATTGTTGAGTATCTGGTTGCCTGTCTCCGAATCATGCCCGAAATTGGCTCCAACATAGCAGTCTTCAACTATATTTCCAATAAATTTTGCACTGATCGCCGTCCAGAACGAGAGGCCGGTGCCGGAATTTTGATTTCCGGTACTGACAAGATCTGAGATGTGGTTTCCATACGCGAGGCCCCCAATGGTGAGGTTATCGAAGAAAATTCCGCAGCCGTCTATGGGTAGCCCATTTTGATATTGGCTTGTCGGTGACCCAGACCTGATGCCGGATATCGTATTAAACAGTATTTGTGGGAACTTGTTTTTGGCTGTTTGGATTCCCGCGCCTGTAACGTAGCAATTCCTTACCGTGTTATTGCTGATTATCGGCCCTGCGAATCCAGTGACAGCTATGCCGCCGTGTGTGCCATTGACCCCGGCAATAACTCCGCAGTTGTAAACTGTATTGCCAGATATAACCATGCCGGACGAGTAGACCGTGGGCGGGGTGACTGTGTCGTTATGGCAGCTTCTGACATTAATGGGCGCCCCAACAGTATCGTGAATCGTATTGTTCGATATCACGCAATCATTCAGCTTAGAGCTTAGCCATGCCGAGTTAGTTGACGAGATGTGGAGAAAGACGCCGTATAGGCCGATGTTGTAAATCGTATTTCCGATTACTCGGATGTTTGTTGCAGAGCTTGATGCAACGGTTAGATTGTGGCCGATGCCTGAAGTATCCTGTCCATGGATAATGTTATTGGTTGCCGTGAATGATGAGAACACCACAGCGCCGCTTAACCCGATGGCAGAATCCCCTCCAACCAAGGTACAGCCATCTACCACAACCCCCGCTGATCCTGATACATAGAGACAGTAGTAACCCGCTGCTGTGCATGTTATGGAAAGCGATTTGTAGGTAGTGTAGCTGGGCGAAGCGTCTATCCATCCGGCAACGTTAAGGGTTATTGATCCGGGAGCCGTCGCATAGTCCCCACGAATAACGACCCTATTGGCATTAGAACTAGCGCCGTGAGCGCCAACAATAGTTTGTGTTGTGTAAGTGTGATCGCCACACACGTAGAGCGTGTCCCCGGCATTGACTCCGCTTGCACCCCAAACGATCTCCGACCAACCGCCCCAGGCTGTCGTATATGATGTGCCATTTCGAATGCCGCTATGCGATGTATCAGGCCGAACATACCACGTAGTCATATCAAGCGCCTACGAAATGCAGTGCGCGATAATACTCCAGCACAAGCGCCTCATTTACTACTCGCTGCCCGGTGATCTGGACGACCACATCCATCGAGAAATCGATTGCATAAGTCGCCGGCCCGCCCGATCCGGCCGTTACATAGGCGTTATCATACGGTTGAATCTGCGAAGTAAGTGAGTTGCGGTTGGCCAGCACTATGAGTGGGGCTTCCTTGGCGGACGTCGTGCGTGTTGCCGAGTAGACCGTGATCCCGCCAACCTTGACCTTCAGGATTTTATTATTGGCGCTATTTGCGAAAGTCCAGAGCGGCTCTATTTGCAGGATGCTGTTAACACCAAGCGTCCTGGCGGGAATTATGAAAAGTGCAAGAATCTCATCAAACGCCGTTGAAACGCACGAAACGGGTACGGCCGAACTGGACAATACTTCGACCGGCTGAGAAATCAATGGATAATTTTCAGCATCTGCCACCGCTATAAGCTGGGCCTCGGTAGCTGCATCGAGTCGCGCTATCGCGCCCTTCCCGAACCTGTACCCAGCAACGGTTTCATCATTCAAAAATCTGATCATTTTTTCCCTTTATACGCTCTATAAAAATATTATCCTGAAGGGCTGCTTGATAGCTGTTCCCACCGATGGCGGCGCGCAGCCATGCCGCACGACCTAAGCCGGTTTTATTCCTGATCACCCACTCCGCCCGCCTTGCGCAACTGATCCGCCAGCTCATGCCGGTTTGGCACATCAGACAGCTCAAGCATTGCCGGATAAAGGACCGCCTGGTATTGCGGAGGCGCTGCACTCACAATCTGTGTAAAAGCTTGCAATTGCTGTGCCCGGAAACTGGGCGTAGCCGGAATGTCTTCGAGCACGACCTTGACCTGTGCCGAAGCAATGTCATTCTCAACCATGAGGCCCGCATTCGTCATTACAGGACGATTGAAATAGATGATCTTCTGCCTGGCGCCCTGTTTAACCGCCACAGCCGTTTCACTTGTCACCATGTCCTGCTTGATGAATGCCAGAAGCTGCTGCCCGACCATTCGGCGGGCATAGCGGAAATTATCATTAGGTTCAGCCAAAACTGTTGAGCCTTGCTCTACCAGACTGTTGATGGCTATGCCGCTGGTTGCCGAGGTATCCGCCCCAAGCATTGCGCGGTATATTCCGCCTACTTCCTCGATACGCCGCTTGCGCTCCTGCATCAACTGGAACACTTGCGTAGCGAGCTGGTGCTCGCGTGTTACCTTGAACCCGGCGATGTTTCGCCGCTGGGCATTTAAAACAGTCATCGAGCGCAAGCTGCTGATATTGTTAGCTACTTCGTGGTACGTATTTTGGCTGAGATCCAGCGCATCATTATCGACCTCGACCTTGACCGAGTTCAGAACTTCATACAGCAAAATATCCAGATCGATAACCTGATCCTGTGGTCCGCGCATGTCTCGAATCAAGCCGTAAGGAGCTCGGCTACGGTCCTTGCGAAAGCACCAGAACGGAACATAGGGAAAATCCAGATGCGGCAGTGGACTGGGCACATCCACCAATTTGTGCGGTCCGAGCCAAATCGAAACGCGCATCCTGGAAAGCAGCGATTTTTGTACCTGCACCAACCCCTGCGCGACCGCCGCATAATGGTATGGATTGTCTTCGCGGTATGCGATCGCTTTCCCGTTGGGAAGGGCCAGCACATACCCATCTTCATAGTACCGGTACCATAGCTCGGACAAACGCACCATGCCTGAATTGCGATTCAGGTAATCGTCCTGGTTGTGTCCCCAAACCTGCTCGACCTCGTAGGCCCGCGCCATGCCCGTATCCGAGCCGTCATAGACATCCACATTATTCCAGCCGCTCCAGCTGTTCTCCATCAGATCGGAATGCTCAGGAAACATTTGTGCGGCCTGAATCCGGTCCACCCATTTATCCCGCCGTAGATAGCGCGCATCGGATAAGTCTGGCTCTCTCGAAGTCCAGTCCCAATAGATATCGTTGCGATGCACTTCCCGCACGCGATAGGGATATTTCAGTGGGTCGAACTCGCGCGATATCTCCACCCATCCCACTCCTGCGCGTATCATGCTTGAATAAGCGTCGGACATCGCTCGATCCGCCCGCGACTCGGTTTCAATTTCTTTTATTCGTGCTGAAAGCCCTTCAGCCATCTCGGCCTGGCTCTCGTCATCCGAAGTGACTTTGTAATCCGTGCGGCTGCGCGCTTCCAGCCCCAACACCGCATTGATGGTTGGTTTGATCAGATTGGAATCCTGGGAGGGAATACCGGCTTCTTTCAACCGTTGGATCACCTCCGCGCTCGTCTGAGCACCGTCGTAATAGTCACAGTCGACATCTGAGTCGTGCCGCCATTTCGGCTGTTGCCGGATGTCGCGGCAGATCTTGTCGTACGCCTCGACCGTAATATCGGCGTTGATCTGGGCTTTTCCTGTTCCTACCGCGTTCATTAAGCTCTCCATCCGGACATGCGCACGCCACGTGCGCTCACAACAGGTCTGTCTTCTTCTATTGCAACGGCGAAATATCGGAATGCGTCCGCCGCGTGAGAAGACCAGTCATGTAAAGGACGATCACTGAACTGTTTCGTATCCGGATCGACGTCATAACGATAATGCCTCAAGCTTTGCAATCCTTCCGCGCATTTCTGTTCGTCAAAGTAGCATCGATTGAAGATTGTTCTTGCGGCATTGATCCCGTCCGAAACCGATAACCTTGGCACGATGCGAACATTACGGCCGGCTGCTATCATGATTTCCTCGATGCTGCGCCCGCTGCCCTGCTCCTTTGCCCTTGCGTCATGCGGGAGCCAGTCGGTACCGTAGAGATACCCCTTGTTTTGCAGCACGGCGATATAATGTTGAATCGGCATTTGATGGTTACCGTAATAGTCGATCAGTCTCAATTCTCCGCTCACTGTCTGGGCGAACCATATACTCGTGTTATCGGCCCAACCCAGATCAAAAAAGGTATATACCGGCTTCGCCATATCATAAGGAACGGTCCGTATGCGCCCTTCTTCCTGCGCCAGCCTCAGCTCTTTGGCATAAATCGCACCATCGAGCGTAACCCTGCAGTTACCCTCCCAGACGTTCAGATAGGCATCTAGATCACGCTCCTTCAGCTCATCCTTCTCTCGCCTCAGAGTCATCGGAAACCAGGGGTTATCATTCCAGTTGATCTTTACCACCTTCGCGCCGATGGGCGGATGGATCACGAAGCGCCGGTACGTCTCATCGGTCTCCAGTTCAGGATTAAACGTCACCCAAATCTCCGAGCCCTCTTTTCGAATAGTAGGTATAAGTACTTCCCAGCTTGACTTGCTTACTGTTTGGGCTTCTTCTATCCAAACCCGGTCTACCCCCTCGAAGGATTTAATCTTTGTAATGTTATTACGTAGCCCGGCAAACACGAATTCGGAGCCGTTGACGCCTCGAATCAGGCTGCTCTGTATTTCGTAAAATGATTGCAAGCCAGTTGCTTCAACCTGCGCATGCAACAGGTGATGCACGGATTCAACGATGGAATTCTGGAACTCTCTGGCGCACAGTATCCGCAATGGGGTGGACGCCGCTTGAATCAGTAGGGCGCGCGCCACCCCCCACGATTTCGCTCCCCCGCGGCCACCGTACAAGACCTTATAGCGCGCAGGTTCGAAGAGGAAACGGAGCTTTTCGGGAAACTCCGCCCTATGCGTAGTCATGATGGGACTATGGATTTAAAAATCATACCGGAGCAAATCATCTACCAGCCTCAGCCGTCGTGACAAAGGCCACCTCAACGCTGTGCACAACAGACTTTTTGGCATCAGCCGCCTCATGGGTAACCGGCAATTTGTCGCCGTATTTCTTTGGCGCGAGCCTTGCCACATACCATTTGCGCGCATCGATTCGTAATTGAGCACGCGCGATGACCTCCCGGTTCATTACTTCCCGTCCCTTTTCATCAACATACGTGTCCCTCGCCCCATCATCGGAAATTTCGATAATCTCTTCAGCGTAAGCGTCCACGCAGAGTTCCTTGGCGCGAAGGTATTGCCGCATCAGTTCCTCGTCGCTCGCCAGCCAGTTCCATAAAACCCTCTGGCTGATGCCAACCTCGATACACATTGCCCGGGCCGACTTACCCAGCGAAATACCGGCAAAGATTGCATCCAGCAGCTCAGGAGTTTTTATCG